CACCTTTTTTTAGCTCTGTCTCACCTATACACGTAACATTGAGAAGTGTGTCAATCTCTGCTTTTTTTACCCACGAACCATAATCATTGTCAAAATTAATGCTAAGATTATCTGCGTGGTCGTAAGGATGAATTGACTTTGCATCCTCTTCGCTATTTGCTGCGACAATCATAGAATCAAATTCGTCATATCCTACTTCGTCGCTTCTTTCTATTTTATATATATTCATTTCTCCACCTCATCCAATATAAATGTATTGCTCTTTTTACATCTAGTCATTTTTATACTATCGGGAGATGCGCCCATACCACAACCACCACCTTTTCGCCACTGAACAGAAAACAATTCATCTCCAATCTTAATGAAATCAGTATCTAGATTTTTTATAAATGTGTAAATATAAGATCTCTCTGCACATCCCCAAGTGTCAAAAGTCTGCACACCTTCATTTTCATCTATTGAGTTAATCATAAAATCAAACATATATTTATTCACTTCCCCACCTCATCCGCAAACTTAACATCTCTCACAACTCGCCCCGCTTCTATCTCGTCCTCAAGCATCATCTCAACCCTGCTAACCTGCCTCCAAATCATAAACCAAGCCAACGCATTTGTTCCTATGATCGCTATTAGCGTTAGGATTATTATTTCGATTATGTTCATCTCTTATCTCCTGTTTTTATCTAACTTACATTTTCTACAAATATGAAGCTTAATCAACTCGCTCAAATGTGAATCCACTTCGTAAACCTGCCTTCCTGCCTTGATTAACCGCCTGCACTTAGCGCAGTAAATATCCCTTTCCCATTTCATACTATCACCCGAAAGGATATTCTTGATCCTCTTTTCTCGCTTTGTATTCGTCTTCTTTTTTTAGTCTTTTAGCATATTCTTCGTCTGTTTCCATTCTTCTATTATGTGCTTCTATATCTAAATAATAATCTCCATAACAAGAACCAACATCAATTTCAATATGAGTTGCGCCAAGTTCTTTAAGCTTTTTTATGTCTTTCTCAATTTCTGATATTTCAACACCATAAGCCCAATTTAGATTATAATGTATTTTTTCTTCGATCATCTTTTTCATCATCTACTCCAATTCTTCAATTTCGATTTTAACACCTGTTTCTCTCTCGGTGTACTTCTTATAAATATAATGCTGAACCACGATTGAGTCATCTGACAACACACCCGCGTCCGTCATTGCATCCAAAACCGCTTTACTCAGATTATCCACATCGGGTTTTTTAGTGTGAAAGCTTGGCGCTGAGTCTTTTAATAATTCAGAAAACTTTCCTGTGCGGTAATGATTCTTAGGTCTTGGCATATAAAATATCAGTCTTAAGCAGATAGCTTTATCAAAGTGCGCGTCTTGTTCCTTAAGTACTTTTAAGCAGTGGTTTCGCCAGTCAGTCTTAGGTGAATACATATGGATATGATTACCTCGCCTTGATGCTCTTGGTCGTGCCTGTGGTTTTGGCTCACCTTGTATTAAGATAATCACAACCAAGCCTCATCGTGTTCTTCAATCTCTTTCGGAGTCATCAGAACGTTAAGCCTTGACTCTAAGCAACCGAAGCAAGCCACGCCTACTGGACTAGCACCCTCGCACATGAATGTTGGGCAGTCGGTCAGCTTATTTATTGGCGTAACCATGTTTCTTTTCATATCAGCCTTAATCAGCTTTATCTTTGCTTTGCGCTCTGCTTCTCTCATTTTGATTCCTCGTGTATGTTGCCGATTATTTCAAATTGATTTCTTGTGAATCTAGTTATCCCTATTGAGTCAAGTTTATAGGGTGCTTTTAAAAAAAACTTAGCCATGTCATTATCCCATTCACAAATAACAGTAAAATTAAATTGAATCCAGTTTAACTTATCCCCTTCAAAAATCTTAACCCCGTTCTTGTCTGTGAGTCCTGTGTATTGTTCTAAAACAAAATCTTTTATTTCTCTTATTGACTCACTGGAAGTCCATTCACCACTTCCCGAACACCAACTTTCGTATTCCTCCCATAAAGTGATTTTATCACCTTCAAGCTGAAGCCAACAAGGGTTTCCCTTTTCTATGTAATAGTAATCTCCCTCACTTGGGACAAATGCTCTAAATAAAATCTCTCTCATTTCTCATCTTCCTTAATTATCAGTTCCTCTTCAGTCAATCCTAGCAAGTCAGCAAATCTTTCAACACAGTGAATCTGAACCCTACCGCCATTAATCGCGTTATAAAAAGTCGTGGTGCTCAACTTCATTTTCTTATAGATGCCAGTTTGCGTCATCTTAAGCTCTTTTCTCTTCTTGTGAATCAGCTTTACATCTAGCTTATAAGTAGGCTTTGAGTAGACTAAACCACCGCCAAATCTTGCCGTACCTGCAACTTCAGCTCTTAGGCTTGAGGTGTCTACTTTTACTTTCTTCGCCTCGATATAAGCGCCTTTCGTCACGATCCCACTCTCACCAACATTCGCCAATGGCTTTAGCCCTCCGTATAGCATTTGATTCATCTTCCTATCTCCTATTTAAAAATCAAAGCGTATGCAAAATTCAGAACGAAAAACATAAACGCGAGCCCCATAAGCGCCATGAAGATCTGAAACAAGCATCCCAAGCTCATAAGCGCGCCAGTCGCCCCACCTTCAAGCGCTTTCTGTGAGCTCGTTTTATCGTTATCATTATTTGATAATCCCGCGCAGACTCCGAGAATTACCGCTACTACTACAAAACCTATTATCCAATTCATTCTCTTATCTCCTGTTATTTCTTTTTCTATCAACGATCATACGCGCTTAAAATTAAGTTCTCTAAATGTTGCTGAGTGCTGATTTCAAGCCCCTTAGCGTCATTTACTGCCTTCTGCCATACATCGTCATAGAACTGAACTTGGTGGCTCTTTTTGACTCGTCTTGGTGGTGTTGGGTTTTCTTTATGGTTCATGGTTTTCCTTGGTTTTGTTTATTATAGCAAGATCTACAAGAAATAGATCTCTTGCTTATGGTTATTTGACAATGATGACAATGTGGATCTTGTTCAGCAAACTTAGTTTTTAGTAATTCATGGTTTCCTATCAATTTATTGTGATTTATTCTTGCTTTACTCAATTCACTAAAAGCAAGGTCTACTTTCACTTCTAACTCAATGTATCTTTTCTTATAAAAATCCCTCTCGTTCCTCATGCTCTTAGTTGTTCTAATGTGATATGTTAATTGCTTCTTTAATTGTCTTTTATTCATCTTATCTCCTGTTACCTAAAAAAGCCCCGAAGGGCTGATTTGTTATCGTCTTGAAATAAACTTTGTTTTTGGTAGCGGGTCTAACGCTTCCTCTCTTGCCCAAGTTATTGATTCCTTCCACTTGAAGCCGATTTCGATGAAGTAGATAAAGAAGATATCGAACTCTTTTTTAGTGAGTATTGCGAATTTTCTTTTCATCAAATTGATTTTTGCAGTATTGTCAGTGAATGATTCGGCTTTAGTGATTGCTGTGTTTAGTGTCATTTTCTTATCTCCGTTTAGGTTGTTGATAAAGATATATTAATTCATATTACATGTAATACAAATCATATTACATAAAATAAACACAAAAAAGCCGAATCTTTTAAAATTCGGCTCGTTTATTTAATTTACGCGCAACTTGGACAGACGAATAAAAACGCCGTTCTTCCCTGCTTGCTTATCTTAATCCTGTAATAATCTGTTACTGATTCGGGTTTTTCGTTCCCGTTCTTATCCGCTTGAATCCCTATTATCTGATCGCATGACTCACATTTGAAAGTGTTAGCGGTTCTTTTTAGCATCTGCTTTTCGGGCAAGTTTTCGTAGTCCATCAAAATAGCTCCTGTTGTCTTGTTTCTTTATATATTCGCTCAATGCTTGCTTTGTAATAATCCTCATCTAGCTCACAGCCTACAAACTCACCCATCTTGGCATAGTGTGCGCTGATTGCATTGCTACCACTGCCTAAATGCGTGTCAAGAATCTTCTGGCCTTCTTGCGCGTAATTTTTATAAATCCAGTTGTATAGCTTTACGGGTTTTTGTGTTGGGTGGATTCGTTGCTCTTTGTTTTTCATGTCACCCTGGAGCATGCCTTGCCATTGAAATCTAAAGTTTCTTACTGCCGTTTTAAATGATGTGTATGCAAGTTCTGAATCTGCGAAATCAGTCGCCCCGTTTATCTTATCCCACACCAACCAAGATGAACTGTTTGCGTTTGGTATATTTTGAATAAAATGATTAGCACCCCAAATTATCACGTTTTTTGAGACTCTTTTAAGTTCAATAAAGTAATTTTTATCGGGAGCCTTTAAGTCGTCGCCTGCAAAAGATTTGTAGTTTTTACTTACAGCTAATTTGCCTCTTGTTTTGTTAGTTTTGCCACTTTCCCCTATCCCATAAGGCGGATCACAAATGCAAAGATCATAATAATTGTCGGGGGTTTGTTTTAAGATATTCATACAATCATCATTATAAATTGTGATATTATCTTGCTTATAAACTTTTCCTTCTGTCTTATAGTTCATTTCTCTCTCCTGTTCTTTTTTATTACTTCGTTTCGATTTCTTACATGATAGCAAATATTCGCCGAGCTACATCTGAACTTCATTGCTAATTGTGCATAGCTCCAAAATGCAGGATCTTCTTTCCTCAGTCGCTTAATCTCTTTTATTTCTGATTCTGTTATCTTATATCGCTTGTCATTCATAATTTATCCAACCATTGTGTTTTAACTTCGTTTGCGACTCTTGCGGTCATTAAAGGAGGTACTGACATGCCAATTAAATATTTTGGTCTTTCGTTTAAAAAGTTATAATCAGATGGGAAAGCACCTATTTTAATAAACTCATTATTATTCACTGAAACTGGTTCTGATTCAATTCCATACTCACTGTTTCCTGCTGTCAAAGTAACAAAAACTTTTTTTCTTATTGCTGTGTAATAAAATCCAAATGTGTTACCATTTTTAAGGGTAGTGTAGCCAGTTCTTTTAGAAGCGTTACTCCAATGTTTTACATAAGTTGGGGATAGTTTTTTTCTATTTTTATCATTCTCTTCAATCTCTCCAAATGAGATTCTTTTATTATTAAAAATAAGTTTCAATTCGGGTTCACTTTGAAATAAATCAACAAAAGCCCCTTTATATAAATCCTTTCTAATTGCCGTAAAAAAAACACGCTTTCTTTTTTGTGGAACTCCCATATTAGAAGCATCTAGTAAAGTGTAGCTCACATAATAGCCTGCTTTATTGAACTCATTTAAAACTTTATTAACATAAGTTTGAGCCTCACCAACAAGCATCCCTGCGACATTCTCAGCGATAACCACCTTAGGCTTTAATTTCTCTGCTAAGTCAATAAAGTCAAAAAATAGAGTATCAAGAACCTGTTCAGCTTGTCCCTCTTTAAATTTCTTTTCCTTGCCCCAGTCTTTTTCACGATTACCTGCCATCGAAAAAGAACTGCAAGGCGGCGAACCATCAAGAATGTCTAGATTGTAAAGTTCTTCTGGTAGATCATCGCGAAGCTTAAAAGTTTGGATTCCTTCAAGAAAGTTAAATTTAGGATTATGATTCTCAACATAGACTTTATTCATCTTTGGGTCTATCTCATTACACCCGATTACGTCAAACCCTGCGAGCTTGTAGCCCATTGTCGAGCCTCCACCGCAAGCAAAGCAAGAGAATACTTTTAAGCCGTTCTTTTCAGTTGGGTAATCGTCTTTCATTGTCCATTTATAATTAAGTTTCATCTTCTCAGCTCTCCTGTTTGTTTATCGTGTTTTCAATTATCAGCAATCTATCTAACCGCGCCCAGTCTCGTTGGCTCTTAGCGTCTGCCTTCAATCTCTCTAACTGCCGCGTCCATTCCTCAACGGTTGCTTTTGATGGGCGATGACTGGGGATTGCGGTTAGTTCTTTTTGGCGGTGGTTCATTATAACAACCTCATTAGTTTTTCTATTCTTTCCTTGTAGTCATCGGGACATCCATACCAATAAAGAACGTTTTCAAGCATACTCATAGCTTCTTTTATCTCCCTGTCTTTCTCGGCTAGTTGGGTTTTTAGGTCTTTGATTGTCCTATTTTGCTCATCGCTTCTTATACTCATCTTTATCTCCTTGGCGTTTGCCGTTAGTTTTGTTTTATTGGGATCTCTTTGTAAAGTGTCCCATCTTTTAATTTATCTATCCAAATATTTCTACACTCATTAAAATGCTCTTCGCTTCTTGCCTGCTCGTGTCCCCATCTAACCCGATACCATTGAGGATAATTTGCGTAAAGATTGCTTTTAAGTCTTTTAATTTCAGAAAATAATTCATCTTGGATAAAATCTTTATCTTCCTCATCACAATCTTTTAGTACCTCAAGTAGTTCATTCACATATAACTCCCTTCATCTTTCCACGACTCATCAGATTTAAACTTTGTCGATGGCGCGTTATAAATACATTTAGCAAAGCCATCTCGACCGCTACGATTCTTTAATACAATTAAATAAGATTGAAGCGCGTTTAGCTCTTGTTCCTCGCAAGATACTTTTCCGCTTTCCTTCCATGTTCCCGTATTAGTCTTTCCGTAAGTTGATGCTTCCATTTGAGCAACCATTGAACGGTGAATAGCTATAACCAAATGCGCGTCTTGTTCAATCGCTGAAGACTCTTGTAAGTTAGACAAATTAGGAAAATTATTCTCATCAGCGCCCCGATTTAACTGAGCCATTGGAACGATGCAGATATCTAACTCTTTCGCTATATCGGTTAAGACTCCGCTGATTTCCATGACTCGGTTACGTGGATCTTTTGAACCATCATCACTCATTATCTTTTGCAGGTAGTCAACAAAAACAACTTCTGTTTTCGGCTGCCTTCTCATAATCTCCCGAATCATGCGCCTAACATTTGAAACCTGTCTGCGTGTTGTGTCCATGATTTCATATCTTGGATTAGAACGCAATTCACCAATCGCCTTTGTTGCTTCCTGTAAACCTTGAGCGCAATTAGCTTCAGCGAAGTCGGGGTTTATTTCACCCTCAATGTAAGCCAACCTTTCAAAACATTCTTTCTTGGTCATCTCAACAGAAACAAAACCGCAGAAAACACCATCATTAACCATGTTATTCATAATTGACAAGCCTAATGCAGTCTTGCCGACCCTTGGACGCGCCCCTAAGACCACCATAGTACCTTTTTTAAAGCCTTTAATGAGTTTATCGAGCCCATCTATGCCAGTAGGAATAAAAGCGCCTTGTTCACCATTACAACGATCTACCCAATCTTTAACAACTTCATTCAAAGCCTCGTCTTTCGTTTGTTCTTCATCAGTATTACTGAAAGCATCAATAGCGGTTATGGTTTCATTGGCGGTCAATAAAAGATTTTCCGTATCTTCTGCGGTGGTCTGTCCTTGGATCAGATGAGCGCCTAACCTGGAAAGCTTGCCTTTTGCCCAACCTTCAAAAATTAGATGGTCGTAGGTTTTCCAGTTGTGGAACTCACCACCACAGGCGCGGATTTCTTGAATCGTTGTTGCTTGCGGGTAGATCTCTTTGAATTTCTTTGAAGCTGAAATAAGCGAAAGAGCGCCTTTCTTGACTTTCATCTCTTCCTTCCAAATTCTAAAAAAGGTATTTGTCTCTTCGTTAAAAAAAGGATTTTCAATACTCAAGGCTTTTGATTCCTCAAGTATTTCGGGGTTTCCTTTCAAAACTGATAAAAGCTTATACCCTGCTTTTATTTGTTCGTTAATCATTACAGAAAATCTCCTATTTGTCTTTGTTGCGGTTTTGGTGGTGTGTTGCTCACTATCTCATCATTCCATGATTGCTGATTAAGATATGTATCGGGGTTTTTTCTAAATTGCTTATCCGGCTGAGATTCTTTATATTTCAAAACATGCTCAAAAATAGTCTTTCTTATCTCTTCGCTGAGTTTCTCATATTTAGATTCGCACTTGGGTTTGCCTGTCTTCTTGTCATACATTTCCCAAAACAATTCAAAAGGGTAATCGGTAGGTCTTTTGTTCTTTGTTCCTTGTTCTTTGTTATCTTGTTTATTTATACTAACAGTGCTTTGACTGTGCTTTGTACCATGCTTTTGCAGTGCTTTGTCTAGTGCTTTGGTAGGTGCCTTGGTATTTTTTACAATAGCAACTATGTTTGCAGAGTACTGATTCTTAGATGTTTCGATCATTTCAATGAATCCAAACTCAACTAAATCTTTTAAGACTCCGCTATACGTTCGCCAGTTCTTAATTCCGATTGCTTCCATGACCATTTGAGAAGGGAAGCCGAACTTCTCTTTCCATCCTAATCTGTTGCAATGCTCAATGGCAAAGAAATAGACTGCTGAATGACTTGGTTTAATTTTTTCGGGATTATCAAAACTGAAATCGAACCATGCGCGTGATAGCTCGTAGCCGTTCATATTACTTGAACATGCCTTTGTAGCACTCTTGAACAGATTCCTTGATAATGAGCTTGATGCTCTTACCAGTTAGCTTCTTAATCTTCTTTACGTCATCAAGGAACTCTTTATCGACTTTTACAGATGCTTCTTTCATGGTATATCCTTTGTTTTATTTTTAGGTGATAAATCAAAGTATAGTGCCAAAAAGCTATTATCAAGCGTATTCTCTACTTTATTATATAAAAAACTATACTTTATATAATCTCTACACAAAAAAAGCAATCCCCCGCAGCCAACCCACCATGACACAAAAAAAAGGATCAGAGCCGTTGTCGCTCCAATCCTTGACTTAACCTACTGTCATCGGGCATTATGTAAGGGCCAAACAATTAGAGTCAAATGCGTAACGCTCTAAAGGATTTATTCGCGAGTTGAGCTCTGTTATACAACTTTATAAACAAGAAGCCTGCGGGCGCTATTCAATATAGCACCAAAACAAAAAAAAGACGAACCGCAGATATTCGGTTCGCCTTCATAAGCGATAGATCAAGAGGGTTAGTCAAGAAACGCTTTTTACGCTTGGGTTAGGTTACTCTTTTAAAACAATATTACCATACCCTTGAACCCTCTCGTCAATCAAATACTTTCCACTTTTCAAGTTTGCATCGAGACATTGCTTACACAGATCTATTGTTTCAGTGACAAAATGATCTGAAAAAGACCTTCCATCAGAACTATCAAAATGCCTTAACATCTGCATCTCTTCTTGGTTTACATCTTCCTGTGATTTACATACATCACACTTTATGATTGTTTCCTTCACCTTACACCTCGCTTTTCGGGGTTAGTTTTTCGTTACATAGATTGTATATTCTGAACATGTCGTGATCAAAATCATTCATAGAGATAGTTTTTATATGCTCAAGACAATCCTCCAACTCCCTAACCCGATCCACCGCCTTCCCCGATACTTGGACGAGCGTTGTTGGGTCTATTTCTACCCACTCGCCCTCACTGATTTCCATAAAAATACAATTACGCTTTCTTTTGCAGGTTCCTTTCGATATTGTCATTGAATTAACCGTATCTCCACCACGCATCCTCTCCGCTTTGTAAAGTTCGCTCATTCGCCTTTCTCCTTTAGTTTTTCATTGTATTTATCGCACCATATGACGTCTTCGTTATCTTCAATCCCATACTCTAGAAGTTCGTAAGCTTCTTTTAGAAACTCCCTAGCCTCCTCAATTTGGCGTTCGAGGTCTTTGATTTTAATTTTAGCACATCCTGCACATGAATTATCGTTGCTATGTAGTGGGCAACTCATTTTCTATCTCCTTCTACACATGGTTTATTATTCATCTTACCTCTAAGGCAGTAGTTTCTAGCCTCCTGTTCACACTGCTCGCAAGTTCTCATGTTGTGGCAATCGGGCTTCACAATAACGATGTCGCGGGTGCAGGTTGGTTTAGCGCATTTCATGGTTTATCACTCCTAAGTTCTTTTAATGTATATGGTATTGAATAGTTCTTACATTGCTTATCTGTGCATGAATAAATACCGCGAACCCTCGTTAAAGACCATGCGCAATAGTTACACTTAAAAGTCAGTGATTTTCTTATTAAAAGTTTATTATTCATTTTCCGTCATCTCCGTATACTTTTATTTTAGTTTCTAAGTGCTGAATTACGTGCTCTGTTTTCAGTTTGTAGCCGAATAGCATAAACTCAGTTTCCTTTGTCTCAGCTTCGGCATACTCAAGTTCAAGCCTTCTGAGCTGGTCTTTCTCCCATTCTAATAAGTCTTGTAGAACGCTCATTTTAATAGCTCCTTTAATTCATTTACTGCATTCTCATAATCGGCCTTATGTTGTGCTCTCAAAGGCTCTGTTCTGCCTCTCATTGCTAACCAAGATTCACCCTCTTTTCTTTCGTTGTGCTTCTTGTCTATGTCGCCTTCCCAGACCGTTATCTTGAATCCCTTATAATATAATTGCTCACTCATTGCATCACCCCCTCTAGCTCAAAATCTGCCTCGCGATCATCGTAGGGCATTAGTTCGGGTTCCTCAACAAAAACGATTTCTTCTTTGATGTCGAGAATCTTGTTAAGCTCTCTTTGGCGCTTCATGTCTTGGAATCGCTCGAATGATGTTTTCATCTTAAATATCCCCCAATAAAAAAAGCTTTAGCATTACCGCGCCGACTCCAAGGATCGAAGCCGAGCCGATGAATAAAAGCTGAGCCAAGCTTGTGTTTGTGAACTGGTAGCTAGTCCAGTTCTGAAGCGTGGACTCGTCACCTGTTCGCTGAATCTTGCCGTGGCTTCTCATGTTGATGTAGAGTGCTCTCGTGTTGTCGTTTGTGGGTTGGTTCATTTTCTGTCTCCTGGTTTATTAAAAAGGTATCTCGGCCAAGGCGGTTCGTATTATATAATAAAGAAATCGTTAGATTTTTAAATTCCCCCGCAAATATCGAGGCCGAGCTTTATGTATATTAATAGCGATTTAAAATTAATACAAATGAAATATAATAAAAATACCTATTTTCTTTTAAGGTGTGCTTGATAAATACCTACCCACTACTATTTTTACTTACCTCAACAATAAATTAAAGGTGAAATATGAGTGAAAGATTCGTCAATCTAAACGTTCGACAATCCACGAGGGACAGAGCGATTAAGGTAAAAGAAGCACACAAGTTCAAGAACCAGGATGAGTTAGTCAACAGGGCTCTTGATTCGCTAAGTAAAGAAATAAAGAAGTAAAAAACTGGAGATAAGATGAGAATAATTATAAACGAACGATTCAAAGTAGAATGCAAAGACGGCTCAAACTACAATCTGATAGAAACATCAATGACTCAGCCTAAAGGTGGCAAAGAAGGAAAGCTGACCGACAAAGTGCTAGGTCATTTCGGCAGCACGTTCGGAGCTTTAAAGGCTTATGTTGATCGCAGGCTTGACGATTGCGGGAAAGTTGAGGACGTTAAGAATCACATTGATTCAGTTGTTGAAGAACTGAAATTAATTTTAAGCAAGTAAAAAACTGGAGATAAGAAAGATGGAAAAATCAGAATCAATTAAAGAACTTGCAACGGCTTTAAATAAGTTCCAAGCTGAGTGTAGCGGTGCGAAGAAAGACGCGGATAATCCTTTCTTTGGATCAAAGTACGCCAATCTTGAGGCGGTTATAAACTGCGCTAAATCAGCTTTAGATAATAACGGTTTAGCAGTGAGTCAGTTTCCTATAATGGATCAAGGATACTGCGGTGTTGAAACTATCCTTATGCACTCAAGCGGTGAATGGATCAGTAATACTCTTTTATTAGCCTGTAAGAAGCAAGATCCCCAAGCGATGGGTTCAGCTATTACTTATGCAAGACGCTACGCTTATCAATCTGTTTTAGGTATCCCAAGTGAAGATGATGATGGTGAAAAGTCTATGACAAGGAATCAAGCGCCAATTCAACAACAAGCGCCTGCACCAGTTCAATATCAGCGGATCTCACCTGCACAAGCTACTGAGTTAATGACCATCGCACAAAGCAAAAGCAAGGCTGGAGTTGATTCTGTAATGCAAGGCGCAAAGATTTCAGATATTGCGCTAAAGGATTATGAGCCCGCTAAAAATGCTTTATTGGGTATACAATAATGGAACAGTTCAAAATACGTTGCTCTGCCATGTCTGAAATCATGGGAGCACTCAAAGGTGGCTTAACTGAAACCCAAGCTAAGAACCTTGCAACGCTTGAAGCTAAAGAGAAGCGAACCGCTAAACAGGAAGAGACAAGAAAAGAGCTCGTTGCTAAGCGCGATATGCCTAAAGAGCTTCCTAAGACTTGCATCTCTTACCTGGAAAAGTGGGTTAAGGAAAAGCATTTCAAATGGCGCAAACAATTAAACACGAACGCGATTAAAAAGGGGAATATCTGCGAAGATACTGCGATCTCAATGCTCATCGAAAATTATGGCTTGCCTTATAATGAGAAGAATGAGCAATTCTTTGAGAACGATTATATTTGTGGCACTCCCGACTTAATTTATAAAGATCGAGTTTATGATACAAAATGCTCTGAGTCGCCCGACACTTTTCCCCTGTTTGAAACTTCAGAGATGAAGAGTTATAATTTCAATTACTGGTGTCAGGGGCAGGCATATATGGCGCTCACTGGGATTCATTATTATTCGGTAGTGTATGCAATGTGTAACACACCCGAAGAGCTACTCTCAAAACAGATTTATAATGAATGCTTTACACTCTCTCAAGATGAAAGAGACGCTAAAGAACTTGAGATAAGAATAAATCATAACTTCGATCATGTGCCTTTGCAGGATCGTTTAAAGCGGTTTGATTTCGCTTTTGAACCAAAGTATATGGAGCACGTTTACGAGCGTGTAAGGCTTTGCAGAGAATATATCAAAAACAACCTAATAACAAAAATAACAACGGAGAAGTAACATGTCACAAGAAAAAATCTATGTAGGCGGTGCAAAAGAGATGAACGGAAACTTTGGTGTGTTCCATAAAATCAGCTTTTCAGCTCAAGACCTCGAAACATTGAAGTCACATTTAAATGCTAAGGGTTATGTAAACTTGGCAATGAATCAGCGCCAAAGCCCAAGCCAGTACGGGCAAACGCATAGCTTAGTTGTAGATCTATGGCAACCACCCGCACAAAGTCAAGCGCCACAAATGCAACAAGCCCCGCAACAGTTCCAACAACCGCAACAGGCTCAACCATTCCAACAGGGCGCGCCAATTCCGCAGGAGTTTCAGCAGGTAGCACAACAACCGCAACAGTTCCAACAACCGCAACAACAACCGCAAGTCGGTTTCTAACCCCACCTAAGACACCCCCGCACACATAGCTGAGTCATTGACTCGCGGGAGGTTTCTTTAGCCTCGTCTTAATTGGCGGGTCTTTTTCGTGTCCAAAAAAAAAGCCTCAAGTTAATGAGACTCTAAAAACGTTCTTAGGAGATAAGAATTGTAACCGAGGGAGGTAATGTTGTTTTTTATACTTTAGCTTCACCTTGCGCTATTTGCAAATCATCCTGTGCCTTGCGTCTTTTCTCATACCAAACCCAAAACTGGAAGATCCCAAACATCAGAACCGCGCAGAGTCCAATATCAGCCATTGCATTGAACCACTTAGCGCAGACAATAGAAAGCGCGAAGATTCCCGCGCCTGCTAAAGTGTGACGAGTTCCAGGAATGTAAAAACCTGCAACAAGAATCAGCAGCCCGATTGAACCCAAAGCAACAGGAAGATATTCCTCATAAAAGCTTTTTTTGTCATTCTTCTCAATCGTCTTAACGTTCTTGATTACCTTCTCAGCTTGCTCATCAATAGCCTTGCTTGCCTTTTTAATTGCCTTAGCTAATTGCGCGACCTGTGGAGCCCTTGAAATGATCTCGTCTGCGTTAACGTCAATTACATCAGTTTGCTTTTGAATCACCCGCACTTCTTCACGAATGTTTTGAGTCGGTTTTACATTAGACCCACAACCAACGAGTAATAGGATTAAGAAAAGATATTTCATTATCTCGGATTCACAATAAAGTAAGAATCAAGCTCTGCGGTCACGTTTGTCGTGTCGGTTTCATTTGCCACTTCCCAAAAAACATAGTCATTTTGGTCTAGTTCTATATTTGTCACAATATTAAAAAATGACACATCCCTACTTCCTACAAGCGAGTTCACTTGTCTTCTCTGTGTGAAAATATCAACATTTTGAGATGCTGAATCGTCATATTTTACTAGCTTTAAATCTACCACATCATTTGAGCCTCCATCAATAATAAAATCAGCTATGACAGTAAACTCTCGCGGATTATTTCCCAAGTGCCTTAATTGACCTGTGACTGGTGAATCAAAGTGTGCTAGGTCAGTCTCAGTAAAAGTTCCCGCCAAAGTCTCAAAAACCCCCACGGTATTTATTGTGGTTTGCACCTCAGTCGTAAGCGTTGCTTTACCACTTACAAATGTATTTTTAATCCCGTTATTGTTGCCCCATTGAGAGACCAAATCAGTATTTAATAGGTTTGGCGTATAGTTCGCATCTTCTGCATCAAATACACCATTACGAGAAACAATGCACCCATCTAATTGCACAGTTGAAGGATTGACAAAGTTTGAAGATGAGAAATCAAAGAAGCTTGCGCTTGCAGGTAGATCAATATTTTGGTTTGATCTAAACCTAGAATTCATCACAAAACCCGCGCCCGCCTCATATAGAGAATAAGCACCATCAGTTAATGACCTAACAATAGAGGAGTCGATAAAATAACCACCTAGCCAAGATCCAACTAATTCAAGTGAGGGAGTTCCGCCAAAGCGACCTGTGCCAGTTTCCAAACCCTGCCTATAATTATCTATCGTACCAATCTTTGTGCAGTTATTAAAGTTCACCGTGGTAAACTCAAAGGCATCAAAACCCGTGGCACTCGTAAGATTAAATACTTGTGAACCTGTCCCGCTTGCTTCAAAGGCGACATTATTGGCTAGAACATTTCCGCTGCCACCAACCGCACTGTAAAACATATCATAGCTATTGTCTGAACTCACTAATTTAGAAGTATCAAAAGTATATCCGATTATATTTATTCCTCCCGCCGGAATTTCAACAGATACGCCAGTCATATCTATAATCCCATCAATTAAATAAACTTTTGATGAATCGACAACACCAAAACCCGCCGAGTCCTGCACTCTAATTAATGCATTAGGGCTTATTTGGGTTAATTGTGTGGAACCACTATAAATCTTGTTATCTGACATTTTCCCATACCTCTTAAATTAAACTAATTCTAAAAGTCTTGCGTCAAATTCAAAAGAATTCTCTAAGCAATAATCTTCAAGTCTTTTGATCGCATCTAAGTCAGCCTTGATTCCTGTTGCGGTTAAGTAATCAGCAAAGCCACTTAAAACGCCTTCACTTATTACATGCTCATCGCTAATCGTGTAATCAATTACTTGACTAAATAAAGGCTCATTTACTATGATGCCGTTGCTCATGCAATACTCAATTAAATCAAGCATATCGGCACTGGCGTAAGTTGGGAAAATAGATTGCATGAAACCCATTTTTGAGTCTGAATCACTTCTGCCTGCGAACTTCTGAAGCGTCACTGCTTCGTTATCATTCACATTCACTACCCACTTTGTCCCATCGTTTGAAACTTTATAAGCACCGTTTTCTTTCTCGATAATTTCAATCATTTTATTTTTTCCGTTTTTATTAAATTTAGTTAAAAGTAAGAGTCCAACCACGACCAATTAGATTAGTTCTTGCGGTTAATGAAGCTCCCGAAGGCGCTGAGTTAGTACCACCCGAAACGTTTAGCGTTCCGTTTGATACACCGTTTGAGTCAGTGTCGTTGAATATGTTGTCAACTGAGGCTTGAGTAAGGGCGCAACCATTATGATCTATAAGATTAGTGCTTAAGCATCCTGCCATGCTTGTTATAGAAGTTAGGCCACTATTTCCGAAGAGTCTGAAAATGGTCATGTTAGGCGCTATAGGTACTTTAAACTCACCCTGTAAATTAGCATTGAACCCATCTAACTGACCTGTTAGTCCAGTGTATAATTCTGAATTAACTAATTCATTTATATCGGTTGTGTAGAATCTTAACGAAGAACAGTTACTAGCGCCTATGGTTGGAAGTGTTACGCTCCCAGTTAGGGCAGTATTGCTATATAAGAATACAACTCCACCTGCCCCTACTGCTAAACTAGAAATATCTACTTCTGTTGCCCCTATAGCGTCCAGTTGTATATTGACCACATCAAGCGGATCGAAATTATCGAATTCTACTAAGTGTTCAACACTTGGATCTGCGTAAGAGTAACTAGGCGAACCATTGGCTAAGATAACACCTTCATTTGATCCTGCTGACTGACTATCGGGAGTGACGCCAGTTAAAGTAGGTGTGACAGGTGATACGTCTTTAGTGTAGAAGTAGAGGGGTGATTTTAGATTATTGTTTACATTGTAAATTGTGTCATCTTCGTATGGGTTTCCATTAAGCCCGATTAAGTCATATTGAAACTGATTGCCTAACCAAATATAATTGATTGGAAAAGGCGAGACAGGTGACTCAAAAACCGCCGTGTCTTCAATGGCAGTAATGGCATCATTCTGCACTATTTGCTCATTGTTGATCGTGACAATATCACCCGCATTTGTGGCAATGTCGGTGTTTTGTGTGCCCTGCTCAATATCCAAAGCATCAAGCGCGTCTTTAACTGTTGCGCCTGTCTCAGTAGAATTGTTTGTGATTAATGAGGCTTGGTAGTCATCAAGTGACGGTGTTATTGCTCCTGTTCTTCCGTCAAAGGATGTAACAAATGTAGAAGGCAGCCCATCCAAGTCAGTTTGTATTGTATCTAAAGCATCTTTAACAGTGTCACCAACTACGCTTGAGTCATTATCAACTAAGCTAGCTTGGTAATCATCTAATTCGGGAAAGACTATGCCAATGCGACCATTAAAGCTTAATACGCCTACATTGTCACCGCTATTGCCTTGAAGACCTACGCCCTCAATCTTAATCACTTCAGTAGTTGCTACATTAATTACATCAGTGTTGATTGTTTCAATTCTTATAATTTCCTGTGACATATTAAGAACTCGCAGTTAAAATGAATTCAATTCGACCCCTAAGAAAAACTCTTTTCTTACCGTTTGAGTCAGTGAAAATAATATCAAACGTGCCAAGATCATCAGCCGTCAAAACTCCGCTTGTGGCCTCGTCTAAAATAAGTTTGAATTGACCGTTCGCTGAATCAATTCTATATAATCCCGTCATGGTATCATCAACGGTTTCAACTAAATTCGCCAATACTGAACCATCACTTTTTTTGATCGTTCCAGTAAGTGTAAAATCAGTTATGTCTATAGGCGTTTCAACATTGTTCGTGCAAATTGAATCAGTATAGGCGCTTTCAAAATGGGTCCCAATATTAACTTGATTCCCTTTATTTTGAACGGTGTAATTAAATTGTCTTGGATCGCTCATTTTTTAGCCCCGTTCTCTTCTAGTTTTTTCTCTAACTTTTCAAATTTAGAGATGATTAAAGACATTTTTGTGTTGTGCATCGACATAACATTTCTTAAATCTCTGAGCGTTACTGATAACTCATGAAAAGCGCTGCCCTGTGAATTTAAGCTAGTGTTTAGCTTATCCATTATTTCAGTCGCCCGAGCTTGATTAAGATGACACCTGTCTATTCGTTGCTTTGCGACAAGATCATCGCGCTCTTGGCTTTTTACTTGCATTTCATCATGTCTAATTAAGTAATAAATAAAACCGCCAACAATGAGAAGCAAACTAACCAACTGCGGTGATTTTTTGAGTGATGATGTTATATTTTCCGCTTCTTTGCCCATTTTTTATGTCTCTTTTGTTAGTTAAGTTGTTTTTTTAAGTTAAGTCAAATTTGGCACTTTTGCAAGTTATGGCGTGTAATATAAGATCGCGTCTAAATCGTCTACATTCACTATTGGATAAGTCTTTATCACCGCAGTCTGTGAGTCCCCTTGTACGGTTATTTCAGTAAAAGAGAAAGGGTGAGTTTCATTAAAAACAATTATCTCACCGCCTACTCCATTCGATAGCTGAAATACATCATAAGTTAATTCAGTGAATTCATCATCACCGCCCGATTCTTTTTCTGTATAATTAAAGCCTTTTATTAATAAGTCTGCTGAACTTATCGGGATATTAGAAGAGTTTAAGAAGTTATCATTTACAAGTTTTGAATTCCTGTGAAGTAGATCATAGTTTGTCGCGCCAGTGAAAGAGTTTTCTAACTGCCCACCAGTAGAGTTTCCCGATGATCCCAAGTCTGAAGTATAATCTGAGTCAGCCGAAGCAAAATCAACTCCGCTACCATCCCACAATTCAGAACTCCCATCCCAAGCATTATTAGAGGGCTGAATAGGAAAGAAAGGACTGCTTTTCACTACTGATATGATCTCCTTTAATTCTATTAAAACTAAATAAATCATCTGAAGCAAATCAGAATTTATCCTCTGTGCAGTTACATCCCAATTTCTTATTTGATCCAAGCTTACCCCCACTTGAAGTTCTAAGCTACCTCCAATAGTGCTATCATAATAAGGAAGCCCATTTAAAAAGCCTGTTGTAATTGATTGACCATCGGGACTACTAGACGAATCAAAGAAGCGAGAGTAATTATTTGTAAGAGAATTGAGCCAAGTCTGTAAACCTAGCATTATTTCATCTAATTTATTAGCATCTCTAATACCTGCATTTAAGTCCCAAGGAGATATGCTTCCTATTTTATCAGTATAATAAAGGAGCATTTGTTCACGCTCTTTAAATGCTCGATAAAGCTCATCAATAACCCAAGAAGTCCTTTCTTTATGAAGGTCAAGATTAGCCCAATCAATCCCACTGTCAACCCATCGCGAAGCCATCAGCCTACACCAATGCCCGCTAAGTAAGCGTCAGCAAGATAATCAGTGCCGTCAACATCGCCGTAAATTATTTCATTTATATAAAACTTTGCTGAAGCGAATTTCTTTTGCTTTACATTTACGTCAACGGTAAGTACCGCACCAGTGTTATCTATTATATCACATAAAAAAACAACATTAGCTAGTACAGTAGCGGTTGCTTTCACTTTAAGCCTTACTTTTGTGTCACCACCACCCGCGGGTTTAAAACCTAACCAAATAAGTGAGCCATCACTTAACGCGCTAGGCTCAACTCTCACAACATCATCCACTGCGCCCACTTCACCCTCAATTAATAAAGGATTCGTCGTGACATCCCACACTTTGCCACTCGCCTTGACCACTGGCGCACCTGCTGAGTCAAAACCGACTTCTGAGCCATACCAAAACAAAGTAGGACTACCGCCGTCTAAAACATTCTCAGTAAGTTTTACATAAGTATACTCACGATTGAATTGATTGAACGAGCGCCCTTGCTTCTTTGAGATCGTTAGCGCGTTTACATCCTTAATTACTTTTTGTAATTTGTCGCGGTCTGAAGCTGATAAAGTATAACCCATCTTAATAGCTCGGATAAGCGGTTGGCAAGCCGAATGTTGAGAAGTCGATTACATCGTTAATGACGTAGGTTAGATAGTTTGGTGTGCGTGAAACTGTACCTGTTACTGGGTCAAGGAATTGAGCAGTATTAACTGGCTCTTGATTATCATCTAAGATCTTTTGCGGAACTGTTGCAGGTACTATAAGTTCATTTAAGCCAACATTAGCAATCTGTGTTTTAAATCCGATTGTAGAGGCAGGAGCAGACTGATCTTTATTAAAATTTAATTGGAAAGTGAAGGTGTTATTGTATCTCACCACACCCGTTTCGGGATCAGTAACAGGATCAATTTTATAATCTGCCAACATACCACAAAAAGCAGGTATTGTAACACCAACAATATCAATCGAAGCGTCATTTATTGAACCTACATCCTCTATAAAATTAATGTTTGGTGCGTTCTCACGAACTGTAACTGAGATAGTCGGGTAAGTAATTGTTTCTAATGGTGGTGGATCGAACTTTTCACCCGCTGAATTTTGAATAATCTTTAAAACATTAGTCTTATCAACTTCCACAACTCTCTGAAAACTCCAAGAGCCATAAGAGATTAGCGCTTTAAATTCCGCAGGAGTTGCACCCGAAGAACTGATGGTTTGATCGTCTGACCAAGTTAGCGCAAACATCCACTCCGCACCGCTTACAGGGTCGCAAGTGATCCCCCTAAGCTTCATTGCTGAATAATTAGGATGACTTTGCCCGATTGTATAACCCGATGAAGATATGGCATCAACTGCGTCATTAACTACCGCGTCAAAGGTTA